CCGCCCATAAGTACCTCTTTAAAAGAAAACCGCCTATAAGCGGTGCTTATAAGCGGTTAAATTTATTAGTGATATACTGATTTACTACCTAAACATCGTCAAATGTTTCAATCCCTTGAGACACCAGTACAAGACTGGTCATCATCTTACCGTACAATAACGGAATAGGTCTCCCTTGCGGAGTTAAGTTACGAAGATTGCTGAATGATGTGCTTTGTTTTTTATCCCCCTCGTCAATTCGAGAGTTCATATCGGGCATTTTTGTAAGCAGACCTGCTACGCCCGTGAGTAAAAGTGATGCACCCATCGATCCCATCATTGTTGCTCCAGTACCCCATGCTGCTATAGAAGCACCTCCAGTCCAAAATGCAGCGGCGATCAATACCGTCCCTAAGATAATTTGCCCCACGCTCATTCCTCGGCCCGCACCGGAGATAACCGGCGTAAAATGCACTGTGCAGCCATCTCTTAATTCAGAGAGTGGATTTGTTTTTAACTGCTCCTCGGATAGATACTTACTACCAACACGCACCTTGTAATAGCCGTGCCGTAAGTGTTGTCGCAATCCTTTAATTTGCGTTAGCAATCCACTCATTAACTCTCGAAAGTTACTTACATCAAGCTCGAATGGTTCATCGCTAAATCGTTTAAGATTGCCGTGAAATGTAATTTTTGCCATTCTGAATGTCTCCAAATTGAATGAGTGGAATTAAGCCAAAAACCATTATAAGGTACACGTGCAGAGAGACGACTTTCACTATGATGAACCATCATCTGATCACCTAGATACACTCCAGCGTGATTAGCTACACTCGCACCGACTTTAATTAAAATCACATCGCCAAGCTGCGGTTCTTCATCAAAAAGAATTTTTTCAAATCCACAACGAGCCAAGCCTTCTTCATATAAATTGGAATGCTCAAACCATTCAAATTCGTAAGTGGATTGATCGGGCAATTCAATACCAGCCAACATATAACAATCAAGAATGATATTTCGGCAATCTTGTTTATTGTTTTCAAATTGGCGACCAATCAGCGGTGAAATAGAACGGAACTGTTTAATGTCGTCATCCACCACCAGCCAAAAATCTAGCTGTGTTCTAACCTGACATTCTCTGTCTGCAACTGATAAATATGGCAATCCTTTTTCATCAGGATGAGAATGCACCAACGCTACAATGACACCACGTTCTTCAGCAAGAATAAAATCATCTGGCGATATTTCAAAAAAATTAACAGGATCGTATGAGATGTTTTCGCAAGGGATATAAGAGAAACCGTCTTTAAATACAACAAAGCCACAACATTCTTGTGGCTCTGTACTTTTAGCGTGAGACAGTATCTCTTTTTTTAATTTATCTGGAATAATCATAATCAATTCCCATACTGAGTTGTACTTGGGAAACCGCCAAACGGTAACACAGCATTCTCACCAAATCTCAATTTACAACCACGGATACAATGTGAGCATTTGTCTTTTTTACGGTCGTTCGTTGGTTTATCAAATTCATCGGCAACAGGTCCACCTGTATAACCGCATTGTGGCGAACGATATTGCCAAATACAAACATCCGATGTAATCATCAACAGAGGGATTTTTGCGTTATCCGTTTCTGCAGGTGATGCCAGTTCAAAAGTAGCTTGTTTATCATCAAGGCTTTTCAATTGCTCAATGATGTAGTAACTCACTGCTTCTTGTGTAGGATCTGCCTGAGCGTTTTTGCCACCTTCAAAGTTACGCGAATCAAGAAACTGCGCATAAACCAATCTACGAGTAACTTTACCACCAACGCCTTGTCCTAAATTAACCGCAATGCCAGTAATGATGCCATATAGGTTAGATACTGTTAATGTCGGACGAGAACTTGGGCCTTGACCACTAATTTCAAATCCATCTGCTTTAATTGGATAGGCTTGATACTCATTCCCCTGCCACCAAATATTGGTTCGCCCTTGGTTTAAACCGTTGTGAAATCGATATAATTCACCTGCAGTATTAGAACCGTTAGTCGGAGTAATATGACGTAAATCAATATCCCACAATTCAATAAGCGCACCCTGCTCTAATTCAGGCAAAAGTGCGGTCATTTTCTTAGGTAAATTTTTAGGCATTTACACTACCTCTTCGAATTCACAATTAAAGGTTGTGTGAGTCAATCCAATTTGGCGAGGGAACTTAACACAAACAACTTTAACTAATTCCCCATTTAGCGCAACGTCTTTAAAATAAAAAGCACGGACTCCACCGTGCTCTTTCATAAATTGACGAAATTCTGCTGATTGGCTATTTTTCACCTTATAGGTGACGGAATATTTTCTCAAAAGAGCATTAATTCCATCTTCCATTCGTTGCTGATAGCCATTTCCAAAATTAAGCACTTTCCGCTTTGGCTCTTCATCAACCGTATAACCAGGCTGCGGACACCAAGGCAATGTTTTTAAAGCCATCTCATCTCCTTATCCAAGCATTCCACCTGGACGACGTTGTTTTCTTAACACTTCAAGTACATTTGCTTGGATTGCTAGTGCAAGCTCTTTACCTTGTGCTGCTTTTTGCTCAGCAGTAACACTTTCATTTCCGTTTTTATCAATATTTATTGTTATTGATACTTCGTTATTGGTTGATGCTCCACCACCGCTAAACAATCCATCATAACTATCAGATTTGCCACCAACATGACCGCCATTTGCAAATTTAGGGAATCTGCGTTGATTTAAGGCATTCATAAATCCAACACCATAGTGATCAACTGTACGGGATGTCATAACAAATTCATTGTTAGATAATCGAGCTAAGATAGAATCGCTTGTTCCAGTTCCTTCTCCTACAACATGACCACCTTTAGCAAATCCTACGCTAGTGATTTGAGAGATAACATTAGCACCAGCCGCCGCAACTGCTGCCATATTTGCAAATTTTTGAGCAGGAGTAAGTGCAGTAGTATCTGCCATCGCTTGTGCTACCGCTTGAGATAGTTTCACTGTAGCTTCTGCAATGGCAAAGGCTTTTGAGACTGCAAACATCGCCTTATAGGCTGCTGATTGTTTCCCTGCCGACTGTTCCACCATTGAGGCAAGATCACCAAAGGCACCGCCCAATTCCCCCAAACCTTGTGCATATTTGCCCATTTCTTGTTGGTATTGTTCATTTTTAAATTTGTCGATAATCTGCTGGCGACGGGTCTGATATTCTTCTTCAGTAAGCAGTTTTGTCTCATTGAAAGCTTGCAGTTGTGCCAATTCTTGCGCTTGACGATTTTGCAATTCTTGATTCGGATCGAACTGAGCGCGAAATTGTGCCAATGGATCGACCGCACTTTGTGACATCTGTTGCGCATAGTCAAACTGAACTCGATTCGAGGCTTTCGCCGCTTCACTTTGGTTGATCTGCCCTTTCTCGTATAATTCTTGAATAGATTTTAGTTCATCATCAAGATTAGCTTTCAATAATTTTTCTGGCGCATATTTGCCAGCAAGCTCTAAACGTTGGCGAGCAAAGCGTTCTGCAATGGCAGTTTTTGCGGTTTCATATTCTTGATAAGACACCACACCTTTTTTATTGTGTTCTTCCAACCGTTGGAACATTCGCGCTTGCTCTAACTCGATTTCGCCTAGACTAGAGCTGTTTTTCTTGCGAATTTCATCGTAGAAATTAAGCCAACTATCACGAGCATTTTCACCTGATTTGGCAGATTTTCTTTGTGTTCTGTTTTGTCTATCGTCCCATTGCTTTGAATATTTTTCATCCAAAGCATTGTAAGCCCCCATATAACCATCATTTTTGACGGTAATCCCTGCACTATCCAAATCTCGACGAATATTTAATGCAACCCAATCTTTTTTGGATTTAGCATTATTAATTTCATTCTGCAATTTTGTGCGGTCTATAAAAGCTTGGGTTTTATCATCAATATTTAAGGCTTGCGGAGATTTTCCAGATAATGCGTCACGATAGGCTTGATTAAAAATCAATAACCCATCTGCGCCCTCTCTTGCTGCATCGCCTACATTTAACAACTTACTCATCATTCCTGCTAATGGCGGTTGAACATTAGTGGCATTATTCGCCACAATGAGCATTGATGAATTAAATGTTTGTACATTTTTATCGGTGCGCAATAACTCAAACCCAAGATTGCTTAAAACCGCATTAGTTTCATTTTCAGTTGTTGTTGCCAACTGTGATGAAATGGTTTCACTCACCCCCATTGCATCATTGAGTAGTCGTTGTTTTTCTTCCAAATCTGCTGTGATTTTGGCTTGTTCTCGCATTGCAGAAGCAATTTTCTCAGCGTAATTTACTAATGAGAAACCTTCGTTGTTTTCACTTTGCGCTTGATAGGTTTTTATGGCTGCCGTTAAATTGTCATAACGTTTTTTTAGATCTTCAATTTGTTGTTTTCGGGCGATAATGTTTTCTTCAAGTTTGGCTTGCTCTGCACGAAGCTGCACACCGTTCATTTTCTCTAAAGAGTGCGCCACTTGCTCAAGATTATCTGAGTAAGCTAGTGCCGTTTCTTTGGCTCTTTCTGCTTCTTGTCGCCACTCTAATAAATAGCCAGCACCCAAAGAAAGCCCAACCGCCAACGCACCAATCGGGCCACCAACTAATCCTAATGCCCCACCTAATAAGCGCCCTGCTGCACTGGTATTGCGTTTTGCAATGGCAAGGTTTTTATTCGCGGCTGCTTCCGCATTAATCGCAATGGTTAATTTTTTTGCCTGTGCTTCTGCCAATGTTTTAGCCGCAAGTAATTCCGCTTCTGTTCGTGCGTGTGTGATTTTAAGTTGGATTACGCTCATTTCCGCTTGAGCTTCTGCGCGTAATGCTGCTGTTCGTTTTACTTCAGCTTGCGCCACTTCTGATGCAACAAGCGCTTGTTTACGACTTTCGGCAATAAATCCGTTAAGCTTTGTTGCACCGACCGCCGCACCGAATGTACCCATCACGGTTGCTGCCACTGTTAAATGATGACTGAATCCATTAATGATTTCGGCTGCAGTTCGGCTGACGCCTATCGCATTGTCTGTTTCACCCACCCATTTAACTGTTGCCGTACTTAAATTTTCTAGCGCAGCAGAAATTGTTAAAATACGTGAGCCAAATTGACTATCAACGCTACTTTTTGCTCGCTCTAATGCTGGAATAAGTACATCTGTAGTTAACTTCCCTTCTTTCGCCATATTGCGAAGTTCACCAGTTGTGACGCCTAAACCGTCGGCTATTGCCTTTGCCAATCCTGGTGTTTGCTCCATAACGGAATTAAATTCATCACCACGAAAAACGCCACTACCGAGAGCCTGTCCAAATTGCATTAGTGCCGCTTGTGCAGATTCTGCGCTTGCACCAGAAATCGCAACAGCTTTTGATACAGTTTCTGTCAAACTTGCGACCTGTGCTTGGCTAATTTTTAAGGCTTCTGCATTTTGAGCAAAGCGTTGATATACACCAGATGTCGCTTGGATACTTTGGTTTGTTTTAAGTGAAATATCAAAAACAGATTCTAAACCGCGCGCACTGTTAATTGATGCGCTTTCAACTAAACGAAGTTTATTTTGAATTTCAGTGTAGCCATCGGCATAATTTTTTAGTTGGGCAATTCTTCCACCAGCAAAACCAGCCCAAAAAGTACCTCGAGTGAAATTATTTAAATTTTGTGCCGCTTTCTCAATATTATTGAGATACTGAGATGAGCGAACTGAAAATTGTTTCGCTCTATTTTGCGCTTTTTCCAAATTTTGTTGAAAGCGCGCCTGATCTAACGTTAACTGAATATTTAATTGACCTAATAAACCAGACATACTTTATCCTTTAAAATAAAAAGACCCACCGAAGTGAGCCTTTTCAAAAATGTAACTTAATTATCAAACAGAACTTTATTATTTGGGCTGAATGCCAAAAAGTTTATTCCATTTATCTTCCCGAGTCAGTTTTTTATCTAAAACAATTCGAATGCAGTAAATCAAAGGAATCAACGATACTGCAAAAGCGAATACTGCTCCCCAAGGGAAAGAAGGGGTATTCAGATAACCACAAAAACCAGCAAAACCAATAATTAAAGCAATAACAAAAATAATACCCATAGAATCAAACAAAAAATCAAAAAAACTATCAATAAGCCATTTCATATTCTCTCCTTGGTTATTTTTTATCATCGTACGATATACCCATATAGATTTCAATAGAAATATCATCGATTCGCCAAATATTCCGACGCACCGTCGTCATCGTCTACCATATTTTCTTGATAAAATGGCATAAATATTCAAATATTGAGTTGTACGCTCTGAGAATTGTTTTGCGAACTTTTGCGTTTGATAGGATGATTTATCAAGCGCCTGATTAAACTGAATTGAGTCCAAACTCAAAAGAATATTTAACGAACCTAAACTTGACATATTCACCTCATAAAAAAAGCCCGCCGAGGCG